TGCGGCACGCCGAGGACCACCTTGATGACTGCCGCGCTGACCGTCACGCCGGGGAGGCCGTAGCGCAGGCTGGTGATCAGGGCCTTGGCGAGGCCGGGGGCGCGCGCATCGAAGTCGAGCGTCAGCGCGGAACTCGTCGAGAGCGTCCCGCTGCCGGCGGCGACGTAGACCTTTCCGTCGGAGCCGAGCGCCTCCTCGAGACCAGCAGTGAAGATGTAGGGCCCGTGGCCAGCGTCGCAGGCGAACGTGACCGTCTGGATCGCGAAGCTGCCGGGATCCTTCTCGACCTCGAACCAGCCATCGGCGAGCGTCGCCAGGCTGTCGCCGGTCGCGGTGTCCGGGTAGCCGTTCGCCAGGAGGTTGGCGAGCATCGATTGGACAGCGGGCGGGGTTCCGGGGCCGAGAAGGTCGCTCAAGATCTGGGTCTCGATCATGAGCATCGTCTTCATCACGCTGCCATTTTCCCAGTCCGTGACAGGGTTTGCAGCAACCGACAGATACGCCAACAAAAGACTCTCGATACTGGTTGAGTCCGGCGGAGCAAGAAGATCCGTGATCGATGGCGTACTCACGCAATTACCTTTACACGGGCCAGATAGATCGGATAGATCTCGTCTCGCTGAGATGGACACCTTGGAACTTCAGATCGCCCCGTTCCGCGCACAACCGTCCATCTCAGCAATGTACGGCGCGTCGAAGCGGGGCGATTTGAGGTCCTGATGTGTGTGGCGCGGCAAAGCGATGCTTTGTCAGGCACTGCGGTGCTTAGCGCTCCACGGCAAGGCGAACCATGAACACGATAAGAATGGTCCAGGTCGAGATCACTGGCACGACGCCGCTGATTATGAACAAGTTCACCGACGCGGCAGCGCTGAAGATGGAAGGAGGAACGTCGTCGGCCATCACCGGCGATAAGGGCACGCCGCGCGAGCAGGCCTCGAAAAAGGTCTACGTCGACGAGCAGGGGATCGTCCACGTTCCGGGGACGAACATCTTCCGCGCCATTATCGACGCGGGCGTGTTCCACAAGGCCGGGCGCTCGAAGATCACTACGCAGAAGTCGTCTCTCGTCCCGGCAGCGGTTAACCTCGTCGATCTGACGTGCCCGCTCCTCGGGCAACCGGCATGGGAGGTCGACTCGCGCTCGGTCGTCATCCCATCGACGGGTGGGCGGATCATGTGTCACCGGCCGCGCTTCGATCGCTGGTCGATCTCGTTCGGGCTGGAGGTTGACCTCGGGATGTTCGCGATGCCGCTCGTTCGCCAGCTCCTCGACGATGCCGGGAAGCGGATCGGCCTCGGAGACTTTCGCCCCGCCCGCAAGGGGCCGTTCGGCCGCTTCGTCGTCACGAAGTGGGAGATCGAGAAAGAGGAGAAAAAGGCGGCGTAGGTTGCGGATTAGTCGTAATGCAGGGCCGCGCGCGGCACGGCGTGCCTGCGCCTTGCGAAGCACGTCCCGGCAGCGCACGGCAAACCAAGGAGCCTTCGCTCCCTTGAATAAGGAGCGGAGGCGCTGATCATCGCAAGGCAGCGGATCGCGTAGCTTTCCTGTGCACTGCGCAGTCCGGCTTGGCTCTGCCATCCAATCCAAGGGTTTTTGTTCGAGGATCATCTAAGCCGGGATCCAGGAGAGCGACGCCTGGAGGGTCGAGAAGGGAACGGCCACCTGGCCGACAGGGATCGTCGCGTCAGCGCTCGCTCCATTGATGGTGAGGGCCGAGAGCGTGCTGGGGATGTCGATGGCACCGGCATCGGCCAAGACCTGGGCGAGGACCGCGAGCTCGACGACGGCCCCGGTCTGCCCTCCGAGCGGCAGGCCGGCGAGGTAGGCGTTCCAGGCGTTATCCGCCGTCACCTGGGCAGCGAGGAGCTGCGCCTTGGGGACGCTAACGGGCCCGGCTACGACGACGCTGAATGCAGCCGCCGAGATGACGGTGACCGTCTCCGCTGGCGAGGTGAACCCGGTGGTCGCTGGCGCCGGGACGTTCTGGTAGCCCTGCAGGCGCGGCCCGATGTAGTCCTCGACCGCGATCTGAGCCGCTGGGCTGGCCGGTCCGGTCGACCCGGCGATCGTGACAATCATGCCGCCCGAGACGTTCGGATTGGCGTCCACGCTCACCTTGTCGACCTCGTCGCTGGCAAGGTGGGCCCAGAGAGCGACCCCACCGGCCACCGGGATCGTCGACAGCCCTGGCCAGCGGTTCGAGCAGCGCAGGCGGAAGGCCGCTTCCGTCTCGGCGTCGCGCCCGCGCTGGAGGATCGAGTCCCCCAGAAACCCGGTGAAGATGTCGCCGGTGACGAAGCTCGGCGTCGCGCCGTTCGAGAAGGCGAGGTGGATCGTGCTGCCCGAGTCGATCCCCTGGTCGATGCCCGGCGCCGTTGGGCCGCCGTAGACCCAGGTGACTCCGCCGTCGACCGAGAACTCGAAGGTAGCCGTCCCGACGTCGCCGCTCGCGATGATGCGGATCCGGATCGAGCCGGGTGCGTTGCGGAACGGGACCCGCGTTACGACGATCGTCCCGCTCGAGATGCCGTCCACCGAGAGCGGTGAAGGGATGTAGGGGCTCGGCGTGACGTTGACGCACTGAACGCCCGCCTTGGCGGTGACCATCGTTGTGATCGTCCCCGCCTGGTCCTCGTAGGCAGCTCCCGGCGCCTCTGCCTGCACGCGTAGCATGAGCGCGGTAGCCAAGTCCGCGTTGGCGGGAGCGAACTGGCCCGAGTCGATGGTGACGTATCGGTTTCCCGTCGCATCGCTACGCACCCGGATCTGGCCTGCGGTGAAGGTGTAGTTGACGCCGCCGGCGCCGGGCTTCAGGAAGAAGGCCTGATTTTGGATCGTGAACGTCGCCTCGCGCTGGGTGAGGCCGTAGAACTTCGCTCCCAGCGTCTTGAGGAAGTCCCCGGTCGCGAGCGGGAGGATCCGCCCGGTGACCATCTCGACGATCCGCGGCGGGAGGAGGATCCCGATCCCGCTGTTCATGTCGAGCCGAAGGTTCTCGACGCCGCCCGCGCTCAAGGGCGCCCAGGACGCGGTGGGGAACCCGGCGGCCGTCAGCGCGGCGAGCATGCGCGCGCGGATCGCCGTCGGCGTCTCCGCGGTCATCAGGTCGGCGAGGGTCAGCAAGGCCCCACCATGCTACCGGATCGTGAGAGCCAGGTCGCGCGCCGCGCAGGAGACTGCTGCGCCGCTCGATTGCGCGGTGACGATGATGCGGCCGAGGCCTCCGGGGTTCGAGATCGTCGCGCTCGCCGTGGCTGGCGCCGGGGAGGCGCTGGAGGTCGTGATGGTGAGCTCGATCGTCCCATCGGCGACACCGTCCGATCCGTTGACGCGGACGCGGAAGGTCCCGGTACCCGACGCCGAGGAGAACATCCCGCTGAGCGCGAGCGTGACGGTTGCGGGGAGCGAGTCCCAGTCGATCTGTTTCTGGGTCTGGGCCTGCGGGTCTTCGCTGCCCGAGCTGCTCTCGAGGTCGGCGGTCGGGACGTCCTGCGATGCGCTCCCGCTTGGTCCGGGAGGGCCTGGAGGCCCTGCGGTGGCGCTCCCGCTCTGGATGATGACCGTGCTCGGCCCGGAGACGGTGGCCGGCGCGGGCGTCGTGACGGCCTGCCCGTTGACCGAGATGAGCGCGACCGTCAGGCCGTTCGGCGAGAGGATGAACTGGAAGGCCTGCCCGGTCGCGATCGTCCCGCTGACGACGATGGTCAGCGTGCTCGACGGGCTGTCGAAACTGAGCGCCGCGCGGCAGGTCTGAATGCGCTCGTCGAGGAGGCACTGCCCGGCGATCGCCTGGGCGATCCGGCCGACGTCGCCCGGGAGGAGGTCCTGGTTGACGAGGTCGTTCAGGTCGAATCCGTAGCCGAGGTCATAGAACAGCGACCCGAGGACGGCGTTCAGGCGGCGCGCGATTGCGTAACCGAGATTCGTGAAGCTCGAGACGAGCCCCCAGACGGGGTTCAGGTCGCCGAGGAGCGCGATGTCGGTTCCGAGGCCGAAGGGATCCGCGGCGGTTGGCGTGATGGCCATCAGGGAGCGACTCCAACCTTGGTCGAGAGGAAGCCAGCCGCGCCAGCCGCGGTCGACACCCACCCAGTCATCAGGCTGACCAGCGTGGTCAAAAACAGGATCGTCCCCGGGTCTACGGCGGGCGCCCCGAGGCCTGCCGTCGCCGCCGCTCCGATCGCGGCAAAGAGGGTATCTTCCGCGGCGCGGTAGGGTGCTCCTACGACGGCGGGCGGAGCCGTAGGACCGCCGAGTAGCAGCTGGAGCGCGACCGCCAGCGTAACCGTCCCCGGCGTCTCCTGGCCGTCGAAGAGATAGGCTCGGGGCTGGCTCGGGTCGCCGCCCGCCCACCCGATCTCGCAGCGGCCGCCGGTGATCCCGTTGACGCTCGCGCCCGGGATGCCGAGCCAGAGCGGGACCGACCCCATGCTGTCGAGGAGCGCCTTCCCGTTCACCAGGTCGGGGAGGACGTCGATCGTGTTCCCCTCCTGGCTGACGATCTGGGCCGGGTAGCGCCGGCTGTAGTCGATGACGTCGGTCCGCGCCGCCGCGCGCGCCGCGAGCCGGAACAGGCTCTTGCGGACCCGGTCGACGTCCGTGATGGAGGTCGCGTCCTCAAACAGGATCAGGGCGGTGACGCCCTGGCCCTCCTGGCCGACCGTGTCCTCGACGTAGCTGACCTTGCGGCCCTCGAAGGTCGTCCCCGGCAGCAGGAACGGCGCGTCGCAGCCGACCAGCATCGAGTTCTGCTCGGCGTTGTCCTCCAGGATCTGGTAGAGCGCCGAGTCAATCCCGGCGTCTGTCCAGGTTTCGTTCCCAACCCAGATCGTCCCGTCGGGCAGGCTCCGCCATACCGCCCCGGGCGCCCCAGCCGCCAGTAGGAGCGAGATCAGTGTAGCGACGGGCGTCGCACCCGTCGTCCAGGCATCGAGCCCCTGGCCGAGGATGGCTGCGTCTGCGGTGGGGCTGAGCGCCTCCCCGGCGTCCCCTAGGAGGTCCCCCAGGACGATCCCCACGCTCGTCCCGACGTAGTGGCGCGGCGCGGCGACGGTCGAGAGGCCGCCCGAGCCGGCGATGACCCGGACGTGGGCCGTATCGCTGAAGGCCCCGGTCCGGACGGCGGTCCCCACGAAGGTCATGGCTCCGCTGTTGACGTCGATCGTGACCTTCCCGGCCAGCGCGGTCGGGTCGTTCACGAGGAGGTCGAAGCTCCAAGCGCCCGTGCGCCGGCGGGAGGCCTCCGCCTGGAGTACGTCCTGGCCATTGGCGGTGAGGAGGCCCATCAGTCCCCGCTGATCGGCGCCCCGAGGACGCTCGCGTTGATGGGGTTGGAGCTCGGCGGGGTCGGCTTCGGCGTGCCGCCGCGCTGGTTGCTGTTCGGGAGGCTCGGCGCCTCTGCCGGCGGCCCCGCGCTCTTGGTGACGTTCTTCTTAGCGGCCGCTGGCGGGTTCTCCTGGAACGTCAGCGTCGTCATCATGAATCCCTCGCCGCTCTTTCCACGCACGAGCGGGGTAACGTCCTCGAGCACGGCGGAGAAGATCTTGATCCAGGCGAGGTTCGGATGGAAGACGGAGACCGCGATCTGGGACAGATTGCTGACCTTGTTCGGGATCGTCCAGTAGACGTCGATGATGTCCTGCAGCTCGGCCCATTGTGCCGCGGTGCAGATTTCGCAGGTGATCGAGAACTTCTTGGCCGCGTAGCCCGCGTAGGTGATGCGGGTAACGTTCGACCCCTTCCCCTTCTTGACGTTCAGTTCGATGGCGGCGATGCCTCCGGGGATCAGCTCGCACTCGCCGGGAAGCTGGCGCGTCCCCATGTAGAACGTGTCCCACGGATCGGTCGAGAACAGCTGGGCGTCGCTGGAGCTTGAGCCCTGGTCGTTGAGGCCCCAGAGCGGTTGGCCGCCGCCGGCCGGACCGAGTACCTGAGCGAGCGGAGCGTTCCCAGCCATCAGTTCCCGTCCTCTGCATCCTCGAGCGCCGCGACCAGCGCGGGCGTCAGGCTCTTGCGGAGCTCGTCTCGAACCTGCCCAGCGATGTCTCCGCCGCCGTGTCCGCTGACCGAGATCGGGATCGCTCCCTCTGCGATCGTGAGGTGGATGGACCGGCCGCCGGTGGCCACGCGCCCCGCGGCGCCGCCCGAGACCCGCGGGCCGAGCGTGCTGGTCATCGCGTCGGCGATCCGGTCGGCCTTGCTCTCGTAGCCGAGTGCAACTCCCTCGGCCATCATCTGGCCGCCGTAATGGAACTTCCTCGACGGCGACTTGGCGTTGATGCCGTCCGGGCTCATGAACGATTGATGGGCGTCATCTCCCAGATCGGCAGAAGCCTTGTCGACGTCAGGCTTGCCGCTGACGATGCCGTCAACGACGCCCTGCGGGATGAGAAGTCCCATCTCCCGCGCCTTCGCGCGCGACATCGTCCCCATCGCGGTCTCGATCGCCGCCTCGTCGGAATCGGCGCCGGCAGAGTGCCGCAGGAACGGTGCCTTGATCTTCGCCCAGAGGCTACCGCCCGCTGCCGCGCCGGTGTTCGCCTGATAGGCGCCGGTGGCCGCCGCCTTCTCCTCGGTCGTCTTGTTGCCGCTGATGTACTTGGCGGCGATCGCCAGACCCTTGACCGTCGTCCCGATGATCTCCGCCGCCGGCTTGATGAGCGAGATTAGCGTCTCGACCGCAGGGATCACGTCGTCGTGCAGGACCTCTCCCATCGAGGCGAAGTCGATCGAGTCGATCGCATCTCCGAGATCGCCCGCCAGCTTTGCGCCCTCCTCCAGCGCCTTCTCGAAGAACTCCGAGATCTGCTTCCCCTTCGGGCTCTCGGGGTCGAGCTTCGTGAGGATGTCGTCGAGGCCCTTGGACAGCGACTTGAGCGCCGAGGTGTCCGCCAGCTTCTTGTAGAACCGCTCCGGGAGCTCGGAGAGCTTCGAGAGCTTAGTCCCGAGGAGGTCAGCGTTGGCGGCGGCCTTCTCGCCGATCGCCTTCTCCCCGGTGCGCGCCATGATGAGCGCGTAGAGGTCATTTTTAGAGACCTTCCCGGTGTCGGTGGCCTTCTTGATCTGCTTGGCGTTCATCCCCTGGAACTGAGGGAGTTGCGCGAAGTCCTTCTCGCCGAGGCCGAGCGGCGCCAGGGTCCGATTGCTGATCTTGCCCGTTCGCTCGAGCCGCGCGAACGCCTCGACCGTCGCCCCGAAGGCAGCGTCCTTGTCCTTCGACACCGCGGCGATGTCGGCGGCCGCCTTGATCGCGAGCTTGGCCTGCTGGTCGCTGCTGCCGACCTTCTTGAGATCGACGAACGCCCCCTCGCCCTGCGCCTGGGTGAACTCGGTCTTCTTCGAGAACTCGTCCAGCCACTCGCGGTTCTCCTTCCCCGCAATCTTCCCCCCGCTCGCGTTGTCGATGACCCGGTTCATCCGCTCGGCGGCGGCCGCGCTCGACACTGCCTCCTTGCCGATCTCCATGACCTTCTCGACCAGCTTCCCCGCCAGGTCGATCGCCGCCACGATCCCGGTGAACTCGAGGAGGTCACCGATCTCGTTCTTGGCGTACTGGGCTGCGTGCCCTAGCTGACCGAACTCGTGGCGCAGCTTGTAGGCGTTGTCCCGGTGCTTCTCGCCGTGGTCCTTGGCCGCCTGGCCGGACTTGCCGAGCTTCGAGATCAGCTCGTCCAGCTTGAGGACGGCCTTCCCGAGCTCCGCCGAGTCGGTGGGGAGCTTGATCTCCTGGGAGATAGGTGCGCCGTCACCCATTCCAATAGACCTGGTAGCCGAAGGTGGTGGCCAGGAAGACGATCGCGCCGTCAACCTGGGCGTCGAGGAGCGCGCCGGCCTCAGCGTCGACCGACGGCTCCCCGTCCGCGTCGATCTCGTTCCTCAAGAACGCCCGTTTGCAGGCCGCGCGCACGCCGAGGTTGCTCTGGGCGGCTCGGACCCGCTCTAGGCTTTTCCCTGCCGAGCCTGCCCGGTGACGCCAGCGCCTTCGAGGATCTCCCCGATCCAGACGGCCGCGAGCCCCGGGTGTGCGTCGATCGACTCGGCGAGCTCCTTCTTCGCCGGCCAGATGACGCAGGTATCGAGCAGCATCTGCTGGGCGTTCGGAACGCTCTTGGTCTGCTGGTCGTAGAACATCCGCAGCTCGGCGCGGGTGGGGACCACGAAGATGACCCAGTCCGAGAGCGTGGGGTGAACGGCCCAGCGAAGCTCGCGCGTCCCGGTGTAGCTGGCCTTGACCTCGTCGACGATGGCTTGATCCATGCGGCTCAGGATGCTGGCACATGGGTGGCCTCGTCAAGAGGACCGCTCGGAGGCTACGCCCCGATCTGGCCGAAGGGGCTGTTCTCGAGCACCGGCGAGATGCCGTCCTTGAGGATGTCCATCACGTCCAGGTCGAGCGGGACAGGGATCTCCTTGTCCCCGTCCTCCTCGATGAGGGTGATGTTCTCGTCGGCGATCGAGCAGCCCAGGAGCATCCAGTTCGTCGAGCCCAGGAACTGCTCGAAGATCGTGATGCTCAGCAGGAAGCTGACGTCGAAGGCACCCTGGTTCAGGAGCGCGCCCTTGGCCGTCAGGTAGGCCAGGATGAGGTTGTAGTCCTCGTGGTAGACGGTGATCTTCCCGTCGCACTCGAACTTCCCGCGCGTGCGCGCCTGGGGCTTCGCCCGGTGCCCCCAGGACTTCCCGCGGGTCAGCTTCCGGTGGACCGAGAAGCCCAGGCAGCCCTCGATGACGAGCGTGTTGTCGATGCTGATGTCGACCGCGCTCGTCCGCGAGTAGCGGTTCCCCAGGATGTCCGGGTAGAGGAGAGCGGCTGGGTTCATCGGCATGGCGAAAGCTCCTTACGCGAGTGCGGGGTTCGTGAACCCGATCGTGACATTGATGCTGTGGGCGTACCCCTTCGGGGTGATCCCGATCGTGATGCTGTAGTCGCCGGTGGCGAGGATGTTCTCCGTCCGGTCGATGTTCGCCGAGACGGCTGAGGCGTCCGGCCGGTTGGTCGGGGCCTTCTTGGTGAGCAGCGCCGTCGCGAGCTGGCTCTGGACGTACTGCTCGATCTTCGTCGCCTGGGGGTCGAAGATCGTCCCGTCCTTGTTCGCCAGGAGGTCCTCGTTGACGTTCCCGATCACGGCCGCGGTCGTCGTCGTGCAGGCGACGTCCATCACCCGGCGGTTCATGATCGAGGCGTAGTCGCTCCCGATCGACGCCATCATGACGCCGGTGCTGGAGAAGATCGTCTGGCCCTTGGTCGGCTGGGTCGTGATCGTGGTGATCCGATTCGGCACCAGGCCGGGAGTATTGGCCTCGTTGCGGAACCAGGTCTGGGTCGTCGTCGCCGGCGCGATGTTCGCCAGCTTGCCGCCGTTCACCCAGCCCGGATCGATGCTGGCGGAGACGCTCGCGAGCCGCGAGGCGATCGTGACGCCGCAGTTGCGGCGGATGATGTTCCCGCTCAGGGACGAGATGTGGAGCACGTCCGCGCAGGTCACCATGATGCGGTTGCTGCTGAAGGCGTTCCAGGCCGCCTCGATGGTCGCGTCGCTCTCGCTCTGGGGGTTCTCGACCATCGCGAAGATGAAGCGGTAGGCCGTCGCGTAGGCGGTCAGGGAGGTGTCGATCGTGGCGGCCAGGGAGACCGCCGCCGCGCTCGAGGCTGCCGCGCCGACGATGTGGAGCCCGACGAAGGTGTTCGGGCTGTTGCCGACCGCCGTGAGCATCGCCGAGACGTCGCCGCCCGAGAAGCCGGCCGGAACCGCGATCGACTCGTAGGTGTCGGTGGCCACGAAGGTCGAGGCGAAGGTCAGGACGATACCCGTCCCCGGGATGACGTAGACGTTCCCGCTCGGGATCACGATCGGGCCGATCTTGCTGTTGCCCGCCTGCCCGTCGACCGAAACCGTCATCTGGGCGGTGCCGGTGGCGCCCGCGGTGGTGATCCCGATGAAGACGTCGTAGGCGTCCATCGGGCTCGATGCCTGCGTGACCCAGCTGGAGGTTCCGGCGCCGACGACCGTGATGACGCCCGCCGTGGTGATCGTCCAGACGTCGCCCGAGGTGTAGGTCTGCGTCGCGAAGCTGAGGACCGTCAGCGTCCCGGGGACGCGGTAGGCCCAGCTGGCCGTCGAGGTCACCGGGGCGCTGTAGGCGCCGCCACCGACCGAGAAGGAGGCCGTCATCGTCCCCAGTGCGCCGCCGGTGATGATCTTGACGAGGATCTGCTGGGCGGGCGCGAGCGTCGGCGTGATGGTTCCCGCGCCGGTGCCGAGATGCGTGAACGCCGGGATGCTGCCCGCGACGCTCGGGTTGATCGGCACCGCGTAGCAGGCGCCCGCGACGTTGATCGTGTCCGCGGCGTCCTCCGTCAGCGGCCCCGCGCCGAGGGTTGCGGCGGCGGTCGTGGGGTTGCCGAGCCCGTACATCTGATTCGGGACGCCGTTGGCGCAGATGCCCGCGTGAACGATGGCGTTGGCGATCGTCGCCGGGAGCTGTCCCAGCTGACCGTCGAGGATGTTGAACTTGATTGGGCCGGCCATCGTCGTCTCCTAGTGGTAGGCGTGAAGCGCCGTCGCGGCGACAGCCTTGTCGAACTCGGCCTCGGTCATGACCGGCCAGTTGGTGGGGTCCCACCGGAGGGAATCCCGCGTGCGCGCCCAGAGCGCGTACTTCGGATTGTGGAGCTTCGGCTTCGGCGACCGCGGCGCCCGCTTGAGCCGCGCTGGCGAGACCTCGCCGTCGGTGAACTCGGGGATCATCCCCTTCGCGCGCGCCCAGTGCTCGACCTGCGCGCGCGGAGGCGTCAGCGTCGTCTTGCTGATCGTTCCGGAAACGACGACAGCAACTTCGTCGACCACCACGCTCGGGAGAACCTTTTTGTCTTCCATGGGTCTCCTACGCGGCCGCCGGGATCGCCGGGATGATGGTGGGGTGGTGGGGCGGAGCGCTGAGGACGTTTGGCTCGAACGTGAACGGCATCCGGATCTCGATCGTCAGGATGCACATGGACCCCGAGGTCAGGTTCTGGACCGGCTCCTTGGTCACCGGCGACGGCCCGATCCCCCAGGCCTCATGCGTCACCTCGAACGGGTGCGCCGTCAGGGCCTGCCGAATCGCCGCGACGTAGTGGCCCATCAGGACCTCCGTCGTGGTGAAGTCGACGTCCCAGATGTGGACCCGTATCGAGACGTTGCGCTGGGCCATCTCGCGCAGGCCGGTCGCCTGCTTGCCCGCGGCGCGGCGCATGGCGGAGTCGGCGCCCAGCTGCCTCGCGACCGTCACCGGGCCGCCCATCGGGACCCAGACGACGCCTGGGTAGGCCATGCTCGGGGCGAGGTTCTCCTCCCCGAGGTCGTGGTTGGCCAGGACGACGTTCTTGTCGCGTAGGATCGTCTCGACCGCCAGCTTGGCGCTGTTGAAGACGGCGGAGATCACCGCGAGCCCCCCATGACCTGGGCGCGCGCGGCGCCCGCGATGACCTTGCCGATCTCGGCCTTCCAGGTGGCCGGCAGGCCGCCCGTGCCCGCCTCGGGCAGGATCTGGCGCTTCTCGATGGTCGGCGTTCCCTTCTGGTGGAAGATCGCCACCGGGTCGGCGAAGCCAACCCGGACGCCCGTGGCGCTGCCCTCGCTAACGTGAGAGGCGCGGAGGGCGCCGGTCTTGATGAGGGGCTTACCGCGCCGACGGGGGCCGCTGAAGCCGCGCCGGAGGCGCTTCCCGAGCCGCCCCACGGGCTTCCAGGCCTTCCCGTAGGGGTTCACCGACCCCTGGAACTCCTTGAGCGCCAGGGCCTCCAGGCGCTGCCCGATCAGCGCGTTGCGCTGTGTCAGGAAGGCAGGGCCGGTTAGGCCGACCAGGCGCGCGCGGAAGTCGACGAGCTGGTTCACGTCAGCACCAGCCCCACCAGGAAGCGGGCGGGCAGACAGGGGAAGCCCAGCCGCCGGTGGACAGGAGCGGACCCGCCGTGAGCGCGCCCTTCCCGATCATGGTGTCCCGCAGGTAGACGAACCGCTGGCCGTAGGTGCTGCGGTTCCACCAGTCGACCGCCTGCCGCATCAGGAGCGCGGGGTCGCGCGCCACCTTGCGGTTCTCGGTCTCGTCGCTGGTGATGTCGTTGGCCTCGAGCAGGACGCTGTCAGCCTTCCCGACCACCAGCATGTGAGCCACGGCGCAGGCGAGGCCTTCCGTGTAGAAGTCGTCCCACCTCGCCACGTTCAGGTGTGGCGCCGCGAGCGCGATCTGCGCCGCGATCACCGCCTGATCGGTGTTCCCGAAGGCCGGGAAGATGTTGACGAACTGCGCCGGGGTCATCGGTGACCTACGCCTTCGGCTTCGCCTTGGTGTTGGATCCGCCGAGCGCGTTGGTTCCGTCCTCGGGCGCCGAGTCCGGAGCGGCCTTCTCGGCCACGACCAGCTGTAGGCGCCCGGCAGCCGGCTTGAACCAGCCGCGGGTGACGGGGTTCTTCTTCATGCGATCGAGCGTCTCCTGCGAGACGTTCGTCTTGGACGGAACCGGGTTGCCGGACTCGTCCTCGGCGCCGGCGCGCGGGAAGATGGTGGCCTCCTGGTAGGTGCCCGTCTCGACCTGGAGAACGCCCTCGCCCTCCTTCGCCGCCGTGTGCTTCGGTAGGTGGAAGGGGTGCTCGGAGTGGTTCTCGATGGTGACCGTGTTCGACATGAAGATCTCCTGGTAGGTGGTGGCCGGCGGCACTTGCGGCGCCGCCTTTCCGCCACACTATGTCCCCTCGGCCAGCCGTCCGTCTAGTTGCCGTCCTGGTAGTAGAACGACGGCGGGCGCCGAACCTCGACGCCGCTGTAGCGGAACTCGCCCGCCACCTTCACCTTGAGCCCGCGCAGCTCCGGCGCCAGGAAGCGCAGGGGCAGCGGGACGTGCTGGATGAGGTCCTGGTCCGTCTTGCGGTAGTACACGGTCCGCGAGGCGGCGCTGGCGCCCGGGCCGGTGCCACCGTTCGCCACCGTGTCCGCGTCGTAGACGGGGATGATGGAGAGCGGGCCGCCGCCGCGCGCCTTGCAGAGGTTGTTGTCCATCAGGTAATCGAGGATGGACCGCTGGAAGGGGCCCGAGGTCCCCGTCGCCGGCGTCGCGTTGATGTACTGCCAGGCGAAGCTCGGCATCGCCACCGTGTTCGGGATGACGGTGTGCTTCGACCCCTGCCAGACGGAGTTCATGCCGAAGGCGAAGTCCGCCACGATCTGGGCGGGCGTCACGGTGCTGGTGCTGTTCCAGGCCAGCGTCGAGGGGCTCACCGCGTGGGTGATCGTGGTGTTGTTGAGCAGGCCCGTGAGGTTCTTCTTCGTGCGGCCCGTCAGGCCGACCACATTGAGGAAGCGCTCGTAGGCGCCCATCGCCGCGTGGACCTTGCGCTCCGGCAGCGGGCGGCGCAGGAACGCGGTCGCCCGCAGCTCCTGGGTCGTGTACTGGTAGCCGATCCCAGCATGGTTCACGCCGAACGTCTTGTCGGCGTAGAGCACGTCCGCCGTGGGGACGTCGTCCGACATCGGGTTGACGTCGTCCGCGTTCCCGACCTCGTCGTAGATCTCGTAGCGGATCGTCTCGGCCGCCTCGCCCGCCGAGTAGTCCTGCGGGATGAGGTCCTTGTACTGCATCGGCTGGTAGGACCGCTCGAACAGCCCCGCCTCGGTGTAGGCGAGCTGGCTCACGAGGAAGAACAGCGCCTCCTGCGCGTCGCGCGCCGCGAACGTCGGGCGGTGCGTCTGGATCCTTCCCTGCTGCACCGTGATCCCGATGTCGGTCACGAGCGGCGCCCAGGAATCGTGCATCTCCTGGAAGCGCTCGGGGTCGATGTGGACGTGACCGCACTTGTTGCGGCCCTGGGAGTCCCGGCCCTTCCCGCAGTCACCGAGCTCGGCGCCGATGATGGCGCTGGTCAGCTGGTCCGCGACCTTGATCATCTGGGTTTGCATGGTTTCTTTCCCGCGTTGTGGTGGAGGAGGAGGGAGGGACTAGGTGGTGGTGCGGACGTTGCCGACCGTCTTGATGCGAACGCGCCCGATGGCGCCCGAGGCCGTCGTGTCGACCCAGATCGCTCCGGGGACGAGCAGGCGGGTCGAGGAGACCGCGCCGCCGTGGACGCTGCCGAGCGCGCCGACCGCCGTGTTGCCCGCGCCGCCGGTGAGCAGCGCCAGGACCTCGTCCTGGGCCAGTACGGCTTCGGCCGCCTGCACGAACACCGTCCCGTCGATCATGACGGGGACGTTCGCGTAGCGGACGTAGTTGATGGTGTCCAGGCCGTCGTTCGAGGCAACCATCAGCGGCTCGCGAACGGAGATGCCGGCGCAGAAGTCGCTCGCGCCCTGCTGAACGCGCACGGAGCCGTCCGCGTCGCCCGTGTCCCAGAAGACCGCGACGCCGAAGTCGATCGCAGCCGCCTGGCTGTTCTGCTTCGTGACGATCTGCATGTTCTCGAGGTCCGCGACCTGGCCGGGGTTACCGACGGTGAAGAGGTCCCCGCCGACGGTCGTCAAAGTTGCTTGAGCCATAGTGATGTCTCCTGGGTTCGTTCCGGTGGTGGGTTCCTAGCGGTCCTCGACGGCGGAGAGGTCGCCGCCGCGCTCGTAGGTCGTGCCGCGCGCCGCGGGCTGGCGGCTGCGCTCTGCCTCGCGGGCGAAGTGGGCGTCCCGGGCGCTCATGCGCGGGGATCCGCTCAGGTCGGCGCTGTCGCCGCCAGCGAGGATGCGCGAGAGGACAGGGTCCTGGCTGTCGCCGGCCGAGCGCTTCGCGGGGGCCGCGAGCACCGCGCGGAAGGCGGTCGCCACGTCCTCGGCCTTGGCCTTGGAGGGCTCGGTCTCGCCGAGCACCGCGACCACCGTGGCCTTGAGGCCGTCGTCCTTGAGCGCGGCGTCCAGCCCGGCGATCCGGATCTGATCGATGCTCTTGCCCTTGGCCTCGAAGTCCTCGCCGAGGATCTTCTTGGCGTCGCCGATCACCTTGGCGCGCAGCTCGGCGCGCTTCTCGGTCTCGGCGTCGCTGGCCTTGATCTTGAGGGCGGCGATCTCGGCGTCCTTGGCCGCCATCTTGGCGTCCAGCTTGGCCTTGATCCTGGCGAGGCGGTCGCCCGCCTTCTTCTTGTTGGCGCCGAGCTCCTCGTCGTCGTCGTCCGGGTCGTCCGCCTCGTTCTCGTCCGCCTTGGCGCTGTCGCGCATCGCCTTCTCGGCCGCGTCGGCGCGCTCCTTGTGGATGAGCATCTCGGCGTGCTTCGAGTCGTAGGCGTCCTTGCAGTCCTTCATCGCGCGGTCGTGGCGATCGGCGAGATCCTGCACGGAGGCGATGACGGCGTCGTCGCCCTCGATGTTGACGGTGGTCCCCGCGACGGTGAGCTTGTCGCTGATCTTGTGGTCCTTCGTCTGGATGCGAGCGGTCTTCATCGGTTTGCTCCTGTTGGGGTCCCGGTCAGCGATCCGAACCTGTGAACCAGCGCGGCCGTAGTCCACGATCGCAACGTGGTTGCCCGCGATGTTGCGCTGGTAGCCGTCGAACGAGATCCCGTTGGCGTCCACGCCCGGCGTCATGTCGAGGTCGAAGGCGTAGCCGCAGGACAGCTCCGCTTTCCCCTCGCGCACCTTGTCGATGGTCTGGCCGTCCCGCACGATGATCGTGCTGGCCATGTAGTCGCCCGACATCGCCACGTCGCGAACGTCGCCCTTGGCCACCAGCTTCCATGTGGAGGGGTCGACGTCCCGCAGCGGGTGATCGTCCGTGACCGTTCGGCTCTCGAACGAGGCGACCGCCTTCGCGACCTCCTCGGCCGTGCGCATCAGCCTGATCGGCTTCGACCCGCCGTCCAGCCCCAGCTCGCGCGCCGAGTAGACCTGGATCCCGGTCCGCCCGATCTTCGCCGGCGCGGCGAGGGCCCCGTCCGCCAGAAGCTGGCGCGAAGAGGGGAGCGGGTAGAGGTCGGTGGCTTGGCAACGCACGTCTTCCGAATCCGACGGTGCGTCAGGAAACCAGCGGCCCGCAAGAGCCGCGCGGGCTGCGGGGATGGATTCCGATCACCACGTAGGCGCTAGGTTTTCATCGTGCGCCCATCGGGTGTATCCTCTCGGTTCATGGCGGAGCAGAAACCGAGGCTGTCGAATCACCGGGTCATCAAGGTGGCGGCGGCGGCGATCGCGGACCCGCGGACAGTTCGCAGGGTGCTCCAGGGCGGGCGCGTGCGCGGCGACGTTGACGGACGCGTGCGGGACGTCCTGAAATCGATGTCGATCGCGGTGCCGCCGCCGGATGACGAAGGGGACGACGAGTGAACGAATATTTGGTCTTGGTCGTGAGCCTGGAGGAAGCGAACGCCGCGCTCAAGTTACGGACAGAGCAAGGATGGGGCGTCCACACCGCGAATCTAGAACACCCCGATCGCTTTATCTTCCTGCTCTCGCGGTTCAACTCGCCGTTGCCACCGAAGCCAGAACCTACTCGCTAGCCTTCTTCGTCCTCGACCGCCTCGTCCTCGTCGATCTCTTCCTCGTCCGGCTCCAGGTCCTCGGGCGCGTCGTCGTCCAGATCGAACACGCTCTCCCAGTCGCACCGACAGCCATAATCCTCTCCCGGGAGCAGGTACTCGTCGCCGACCAGTGGCGGATCTTCTAGGGAGAACTCGACGCCCTCCATCTCGGCGTGGGTCGGTCGCACGTCATCGTCTCCGGCCGTATGCCAGATGCCTTTCTTGATCCCGAGACTGAGGCTCCGACTGCGATTGAAATGAGACGTTAGCTTGGCTGTCTGGTCGCGCGCGATGAACTCCGCGCGCCGCTCGGTCACCTCGCCGATCTCCTGGATCTCGGGCGCGAGCTCCTCCCAGCGCTTCCCTTCGGTCCAGGCGTTCGAGATCGCCTCTTCCAGGTCGTCGAAGTACTGCTCAGGGATCGAGGTGATGAGGTCGACGTTCTCCGACAGCGCGTCGTCCATCTCGGTCAGGATGGGGCCGCTCCCGACGAGGTTCTGGCGGATGTCGATCCCCAGGCTGTTCTCGATGCTCGCTGAGAGCCGATCGTCCACCGTGTCGAGGTTCCGCTTGACCACCTTGGCGGAGAGGTTGACCGCGAAGCCTCCGACGTCGGGGAACGACTGGCGCGCGCGGGCAACGGCATCGACCACCGGGGCCGGCTTGCTGACGTGCTTCTTGGTCTTCTCGGCGTCTCGGGCGCGGTCGGCGGTCGGTGGCGGCGGCCAGTGGTTCCGCAGCGCCTCCATTACGTCGATGCCGGCCGTGCGCAGCCGGGTCAGGATGTGGTGATGGAGCTGCTGGGCGTACCAGATGCGGTTCGCCGCGCTCGGCTTGATCGCGTTGAGCTTCCGGTTCCGGCGCGCGCGGAGGGCGTTGAACCTGGGGTGGGTCTGCTGAACAAAATGGCGAAGCTGATACACGGCGATCGATAGAATAAATCCCTTGCCTCGATTCGCCTAGCCGCACCCAGGAGTGCCCAGCCCCGCGCGGCCTTACCGGGCATCGAAAAGTCTACATTAGTTCTCGCTGGTCGCGCTTCCGCCCGCCGAAAGGATCTCGCTGATGGCGTCGCGGGCGAGGTCGCCCTTGTCCCGCTCCCGCCCGGCGCGCGCGGCGATGTCGATGACCGAGCTGATCTGCCCGTTCGCCTGGGCGAGCGCCCCTGCGGTAGCGAGGCGGTCCAGGTTGATCGCCGCAGCCGCCGCGTGCTCCGCGAGCCAGCTCATCAGCCGCCGCGTCTGGGGCATCGCCCGCCAGGCGTCGCTCTCGGAGGTGGATGACGGGCCCTGGCCCTCCGCCGTCACGTAGTCGGGGAAGCCGAGCGCGGCCGCGATGGCGCGCGCGGCGGCGGTGATGGTCTGGTTCGCCACGGCTACTTGTCGTCCTGCTTTCCCTGAACCGAGGACAGTTCAAGCGTGTAGGCATCCCCGAAGATGAACTCGGGGCCGTCAGAGTCAGCCACGGTCATGTCGAGCTCGATGACCTGTGAGCCCGTTTTGTCCTGGCCTCTGAGTAGAACCTGCCGGTGCGAAGGAATTCCATCGATCGTAGTCATCGAGACGACGTGGAGCTTGGTTTTGTATCTCATCCCCACAGCCTACAAGAAAACCCCGGCGCTGTGAAAGCCGCCGGGGTCCATTCCGTCCCTTCCCTTACGGCTCCACTATCCGCCGTGCGATTCCTGCTACGCCCTGCCGCGCCGATCCCATCGGCCCCCCACCTATCCTGCGATTCCTGTCCACTCCACACCAAGCGCGACCGGTCCTAACCGTTCCTGCGGAACCAACCCTGACCCTACCGGCCCGGTCCCCACCTATCGAAGCCACGCCCGCGTCTCCTGTCCCCGTCTTTCCGGAGCTCTCCAATCCGTGCCCGGCCTGCGTGACCACTCCTATCCGTGCCTTTCCCGTTCGTGCCACGCCTGCCCCGCTTAGCCGAACCTGCGAGTCCCGACCAGGCCCCGCCAAGTCATGCGTCTCCCCGCCAGGCCTGCCAATCATCGACCGGCCCGTCCTGTCCATTCCCTCCGGTGCCTTACCTGCGTCTCCTTCCCGCTGCTTTCCGTCCCATTGCGCACCGATCCCTGCCTGCGGGATCTATCCACTCCTATCTATTCCCCGCCCATCCACGCCTGCGACACCAGCCCTCTCCGTGACAAACCAATCCGTCCCGAACCAGCCCTGCCATGTCTTCGTTCCCCTAGCGCGCCGCTGACTTCGCGTTCGCTCCGGGGAACGTGTTCTGCCTCGCGACCTCGTCCATCGCTTCCCAAATGGGGACGAGAGCCTTGACCGCTTCGTATCGCTTGCGGACGGCGTCCAGCGCCGCCAGCGCGTCGGTGATGAGCACCTGCCGTTTCGCGTCCGACCTCAGGATCGATCCGATCCGCCGATACCCTCCGCCCGAGGTTCGATCTGACGAGAGTGAGTGGAGCACCCGCACCTTAATTGGTTCGTCCTCCCCTTCGACCGTAGTCTCCGTGTAGAAGACGCGGATCAACGTTCCCGCGAGCTGCAACCGGAAGGCCTCAGCGGCGGCCGTATCGTCCCAGGCTCCACGTGAGTCGAACCAGGCATAGGTCGCCGACTTCTTGTTCGCCTTGGCGTAGCGGAGGACATCCTCGCGCTGGAGGAGACCGTTCTTTTGCGGGATCGATCCTACCTCTGCCCAAAGCGCGTCCGTCTTAGCTGACATTCTTCGCCCCCTTCTCGCGGACGAGCGCGAACGTCCCCCATCCCATCCCCGGCGAGTTCTTGCTATCGGGGCGCCCCTCGCAGACGCCGACCTGGAGACCGGCGCGCATCATGAGGTTGGCGATATCGGAGGCCGAGAACATGCCGCCGTCGAAGTGCACCTTGACCGAGGCGCGCCACTCGTCCCACATCGGGCGGATCCGGATGTCGACTACGCCGGTCTCGTTCCTGGTCATGGCCTCGAACTTCTTCGGCGTCCCGTAGACCCGGATGAGCCCCGTCCCCTCATCAGCGTCGAATCCGTCGGGCTGGATCCAGAACGCGAGCTTGGCGTGGGTCATCTTGTAGTTGACCGTCCGACAGGCCGAGATCATTGCGTGCCGGAATGAGGCGGCCGGGATGCCGTACCATCCCTCCCGTGAGACGTGGAAGGCGTCTTTGTAGAGCTGGTCGAAGTCCTTCGCGGCGCGCGGAGCCTTCGGCCCCGAGCCACCGTTGGCGTGCTTCTCTCGCATCGCCGCGCGGACCTTGCTGGAGAACTTGTGGATGACCAGCGGTGCCGTCCCCTCGATTCGGAAGTCGATGTGCTCGAACTTCGGCGGAGGGATTGCGACGCTGATGACCTTGGTCTTGACGGACTTCGACTGCGCTTCTTGCTTTTCCATCGGAGCAGCTCCTCGTAAAGGCGCCACCAGGTTGGTGGCCCTAATAGGATTAGGCGCCGCTCACGCCGAATCAGTCCTGATCGTCCTTTTTATGGCCCTCAACCTGAGCGATCCGCACGGCAAGTTCCTCTTTTGAATAGGGTCCGCCTAAGTGCTTTTTCCCGTTGGCCGAGTACAAGTGCCAGCCGTCCGGCTTCTTTCGGATGATGTCGAGCGCGGCGGTGTCCTTCCCGGTTCCTGGCTCCGCGTTGCCCGCCGGCTCCTGCCCGGCCTTGGGCGCCTTCTTGCCGCCCGGCTGCACCGCGCCGAGCTTGCCTGGGTCGGGGAGAACGGCAGCCTGCGCGGCGAGCTTCTTCACGAGGTCGACATCGTCCTGGGTGAGCGAGTTGCCGTAGACCCCGGTCTCGACGAGGCGCGCGGTCACGGTGTGCTCGGGGATGACGCCCTGGAGCAAATAGATTTGGTCGCGCTGCGCGTTCGCGTATTCGATCTCTGACCGTTCCTTGTCGCTCATCTGCCACAGCGGCTTGAACGTGATCGCCACGTCCTTCGGCATGTGGCCGAGCGTCGAACGGATAACGGCCTCGAGGAGCCGCTCCATTCCAGGGCGGATCCTGCTCTCCTGGTCCGCGCTGATGCGGTCGTAGTAGTTGCGGATGTCGCTCTCGCCGGTGGCGGTGAGGCCGGCGGGGCTCTGCCCGAACAGGCGGGTCATGGGGATGTCCGCGGCGCCGCAGACGTTGATCATGAACTTCTCGACGACGTCCTTGAGCCCGCTGAACTGGGTCGTCTTCTGGGTGTACGTCTCGCCGGTGCTGTCCTTGGTCCCGTTCCCTCCGTCGAGGATCATCATGTGGTTGAAGGACTTCATCATCGCGGCCAGGCCGTACCGCTTGATGAGCTTCTGCTCGCCGAGGTTGGAGACCAACGTAGCGTTGAGCTGGGGCGTCGTGATGATGTCGACGTTCGCCTCGTAGACCATCGAGGCGATGCCGGCCAGCGTGGCGTCGTAGTCGCGGATCGTCTCGGCGATGTGCTGGAGAACCGAGTCCTCCCAGTAGGCGTTCTGGATCAGCAGGAACCAGGGGAGCGGCTCGCCCGAGAAGCGGATGATGCGGGACCAGTGCACGCGATAGCGCGGGTCGCCCTGGTCGCTGATGGTGTAGTAGCTCGGCATCCCGTAATTGGGGCTCTCGCGGTCGTAGTCGAGCTCACCCGTCGCGGCGAGGCGCCAGCGGTCGAGGACGTGGAGGGATCGAAGGCTGTTCTTGGTGATCGTCTTGAGGTCGAGCGGCTTGGACCAATCCTCCTGGCCCTTGATGTCGAGCACGATGCCGCAGCCGCCGTAGAGCCGCCCCCATGTCGCCGCTTCGGTCCCCTTCTGGCGGATGCCGAGGTTCTTGACGGCGGTGGCGACCGCCTTGGCCGCGTCCTTGTCGTCCTCGTAGCCGTCCCAGGTCAGCTCCCAGCCGGCCCGGAACATATCGTCGGCGGGCGTGCGGACGATCCGCTTGGCCAGCCAGGAGGAGCGGAACATATTCTCCAGCTCGACCCGGGTCAGCGTCAGCGGGAAGGCGTAGTGGGTGTGCTTCCGCTTGTCCCCGCCGGTGCCGAGCGCCGCGACGACGTTCTGCAGCCCGTCGACCACCCGGGAGATCGGCATGTCGTAGAGCCGATCGACCCCAGCCCGGCGCCCTTCCCCCTTCACCTCGACGTCGGCGATCGGGCCGCCCTTGGCGAGCTTGCGGGAAAGTAGGGCGCCTTGACTTTTCGACATGCCCGGATGGTACACCGCGGGCGCGGCGGGGCGCTACCGGGTGTCAGCCGCCCTTCGCTGCGTCGAACTTTCGGACCTCGGCCAGCGCGACCCGCGCATAACGCCAGACGTCCGTGATCCGCGTGAACTCTCCGCAGCCGGTCGGCTTCGGAATCCCCCGCCAGCGGCACGCCTCCGCCACCACAGCGTCATGGATCGCCTTCAGTAGGCGCGGGTCCTCGACGGTCTGTGTCTCTCGGTTCCCAGGACAGGCGAAGGTGTTGCAACATCCCCGCGGCTTGACCGGATCCCAACCGACGGTTCCGCAGCCGCAGAACTCGCAGACCGTCGTGTTCACGTCCCCGCCTTCGCTGCGTCGATGCGGGCGACGAGCAACCCGGCCCGCGAGAACGCTTCCTCCGCCGCCGAAATATCCTCAAGGTCGGCCCCTCGGTTGGTCGTGATGACCGCGCCCTGGTAGCTATCGACGAGCCCGCGCAGCAGGTCCAGCATCTCGCGCGCGGAGCGAATCACTTCCATCGGCGTTCGAAGACTCTTGGACTGCTGGCCACGTTCATCGTCGTCGAGCGACAGAACGCATTTATTGGCGGCGTCCATGAGCAGCGAGGAACGCCCCTGGCGCATCCACCGCCACGGCGCGGGGTGCTCGGGCGCGCTCAAGTGAGGTCTCCAGTTCTAAAGCGTTCCGCTCGATCCGATCCTCCAGCGATCGTGTCGAGCAGGTCCAGAATCCTCGCCCTGAGCTTCTCCGGCGGCGCGGCGATCATCGTATCGTAGACCTCGCTGAGGAGCGCGCGCAGGTCCGGCGCCGCCACGACTAGCCGGTACACTTCGATGTCCCGGATGACGATGCCAGGGATCGGAACTCCAAGCTGGTTTACGCGCCCGTCGTTCTCGCCGATCAGGACGGATCCGTCGGCGTCCTTGAACGCGCCCCCCTCGAACTTCCACGGTGCTCTCATGCTCTATCTATTAGGCGCCCCGCCGTCCATCAGAGGACGTCGAAGATGGAGAGGTGCCAGCCGCCGTTCCAGAGGTGGGCGAGCCCGTCGACCTGATCGTCGTGCTCGTCGTTCACGCCCGTAAACTCGGCCACCTCATCGAGGAAGTCCTTCAGCCAGGGCGGAGGCTCCTCCCCGAACGGTGTCAGTGGCACCAGGACGCGCCCGTCGTTCCAGGCGGCCGCTACCCCCTGCGCGCGCTGGAACTTGTCGCCCTTGGTCGGGCTCTCGTGGATCCGGATGTGCCGGTCGACCGCCCGCAGGACGCTGATGACGGGCTTCCCGATGCCGGCGCCCTCAACGGCCGCGCTGCAGTCGTCGTTGCGGCTCTGCATCGCCCGGAGGTCCGAGACGAACTGCGGGACCTGGACCTGCTGCCGGTAGACCTCGGTGATGTAGAGCTTCCGGTCCTCCTCCGACCCAGTGAACCTGCCGGCGATGGCCGCGCTGTAGTCGGCGCTCGTCTTCTCGCTCGCCGCGGGGTCGGCTCCGATCCCCACCTTGCACCCTGTGAAGTCGACCAGCTTGGGGTCGTAGTAGTGCGCCATCCCGAAGACCATTGCGCCGCGCGGGCGCGGACGGCCCTGGTAGAGAGAATCGAACGTGAACGCCCCGACCGTCTTGCGGAGCTTCCCGAGGTAGTCCGCGTCGTACTGGCTCGGCCAGAGCGCGGCGCCGAACTCTCGGCCCAGCGGATCGTCCTCCTCCGCCAGCGCCGGCAGGTTGACGATTTCGAACTCCGGCATGTCCCGGGAGATCCGCCCGATCATGTCGTCGGGGTGCCAGCGGGTATGGATGACGATGACCGAGGCGCCTTCGAGCCGGGTCATGACGACGTCCTTGAACCAGTCCCAGCGCTGGTCGCGGATCGTCTTCGAGTTGGCCTCGACGCGGTCCTTGATGGGGTCGTCGACCACCATCAGGCCCGAGACGCCCTTGCCCGTCAGGCCCGAGCCCGCGCCTCCAGACAGGAGGCCGCCGCCGTCCATTGTCCGCCACTCGGACAGGTTGGCCATGTCCGTGTTCAGCTGGACGCCGGCCATCTCGGCGAGGTCGCGGGTGACGCGGCTCTTGGATGTCGCCTGCTCGTGGGAATAGCTCGAGTAGGCGCAGGTGTCCGCGGCGGAGACGTTCGCCAACCACCAGGCGATCGCGTGCTGGATGAGCGAGGTCTTCGCGTGCCGCGGGGGCATGCTGATGCAGAGCCGGATCGGCTCGTAGACCGCCCGCTCGATCCGCGCGATGACGTGCGCCAGGTGCGGCGGCGCGGGGTGGTGCGGGGAGATCCTGGCGATGAAGGCCGCGAGCCCCTCCCGCGGGACCTGCGCCTCGAGCAGGCGGAGCTCCTCGATCTCCTCGTCCTCCGTCAGCGCCATCGGCGCGCGCTATCCCTGCTCGGACGGCTTCGCGACGGTGGTGGCGGCGAGGGTGGCCTGGCGCTTCGCCTCCAGCTCGGCGAGCCGCTTGCGGCGCTCGGCGCTGGTCATCTTGCGGGGGTCGCGGATGCTCACCTCGATCGGCTGGCCCGGCGGCGTGCTGGCCTCAACCCGGACGGGCGCGAAGATCCCCTGCGTGTCCCCTATCAGCTTCTCGTGGCGGGAGACCACGGGGAGGTTCCCCTTCTGGACCGCGCGGCGGATGTGCGCGAACTGGCGCGCGATGAACGCCTTCTTTGCCGCCTTGCCCGTCTCGAACGCCTCGGCCTCCATGCGGTCTTTGGCGCGGCGGATCATGTCGTCCACCGTCCGGAGCGGGACGGCTTCAGTGGTCCCGGCGATCTCCGCCAGCATCTTCGAGATGTTGTCCCGGCTTACGTGGAGCATCAGCGCCTCGTAGGTCGCATTCACCATCCGGAGGACGTCGAACCCAGGCCGGCGCGGCCCTCCGGGTGGCTTCGCGGCGATTCGCGGCGAGGCCCGCTTCTTCTTCGGCGGCATCGGACGATGATATACCGCTGGCGCTCGCGGCGCTATGGCTCGTCGTAGACGGTCGCGATCTCGCCGGCCCGCGAACCGGGTATCGGCCCCCTTCTCGCTTTCGGCTCCGGGAGGCAGGCGCGGCGCTTGGCCAGCTCGTTCACGGTGATGCCGGCGGCGCCAGCGGCGCGCTCAAGCTCGGCGAGCTGGGTCGGGCTCGGGCGGAACTGGACCGGGGCTCTCCTCTTCGCCATCCGGTGAGTATACCGCTGGGGGTGGAGTTAGTATACCGCCGCCCGTAGCCTCCCTCTTGAACTCGAGCTTCTCCAGCTTGATGGTGTCGCCGCAGGGGTCGGTGGTTTCTGGCTCGGGCTCGCCGAGCGCCCGTGCGATGAACAGGCGCTTGTTGCAGTCGCAGGACCAGTTCCCCTCGGTCCACATGTAGTCGGCGCCGCCCTCGGTGACCTCGTCGTCCTGGGCGTAGGTCTCGGTTACGACGGTGCGCCGGTTGGTAGCGGGGTCGAAGAGGGTGGCGAGGCACGTCAGGATGCCCATCGCGTCACCTTCCTACGCCGCGCCGAACAACTCCAAGGGCCAGTAGGGCAAGCTCCCCGGCCTTGGTGGTGGTCATCCACCGGGAGCCGCGCAGGAGCCGCCTACGCTTGCGTGAGCGCTCGCCGGGACGCCGGCCGCCAAGTTCCCCCGTCTTCACGATCATGACCGCCTGCTGGCCTTTCTGGACGTCCTCGGCAACGATCACCCACACCTGTCCGGAGACGATTACCTGGGCCCGCTGCTTTGCGCTCACGCCCCAGGTTCCCCCGACCGATTGCGCGGGGACCCCGGGGACCTCGGAACCGACCCCGAATTCGACGACTTTCTCCGGAGGTTCGCTCATCGCATCCACTTCTTCCCGACCGGCTTGGTCTTCGTCTCGATGGCCCTCTGCAGTTCGAGCGGCTCGATCAGGAGGTCCCCGACGACGTGGGCCAGCTCGATCCTCCCGATGATTTGGTTCATCGCGCTCTGGGCGTAGCGCTCCTGGTCTCGGGCCAGGGGGAGCATGACGGCCTGGTGGCGCCAGGTCTTGGCGGGGTCGGGCTTCTTGTCGAGGATCAGGATCCGTTCACCACCGCGGGCGAGAGCGTATAAATGGCCGATTTCTCTGGTGGGCGCGTCGGGCCAGCGGATGTCCACCACCAGCGAGATGCGGAGCTTGCGCCAAAGAAACCAGGCGCTTCCGCCGTCCTGGCGAGGGCTGCCGTAGGTGTAGATGGCCCCGGTCATCAGACGCCGTCCATGTACCGCAGCGGCGCCGGCATCCGCGCCGAGATTTTCAGTTTCAGCCCCGCGACCATCTTGGCCCACGTCCTCGGATGAACGTGCAGCTCCCCGTTCACGATGAAGTAGCCGAGCGTGGAGACGGGCGCCGGGCCAGCCAAGCCGCGGGTGAAGCTGTCCGCGCGGAAGTGCCTCCCGAAGTCGGTCCGCTTGCCACCTCTCCGCGCTGGCAGCTCCCCAACCGCCTTGCTGGGCGTCGGACGGAGCCACTCGGGGACGAGCTCCGAAACGTAGACGGGCATGTCGCCGCGCCTGCGAACAAATCGGCGGGCACCTTCAGGTCTGCGAGCGGCGGCGGCCTGGAATGGTTTGCCGCCGGCGTCCACTAGGTCGGTCATCGCCCACCGAGCCGGTATCGCGTGTAGCTTCGCGTCGTTGGCGCCGCGCCGCCCTTCTCGACCCAGGTGACGAACGGCACTCGCAGATCCTCGACCCGGTAGTGGTAGGGGAACGCCTTGCGCCGATAGGCGTCCCAGATGCCGCGCGCCACGATCTCGCGAGCTTGCTCGGCGCCGGCGGGACCGCAGCGACGTAGGAGACTAAATGCCTCGTCGGCTATCCCGAAAGGAAGCTCTCGATGCTTGGCCAGCGTCACCAGGAAGGTTCTGACGTCCTGCGCGATGTAGACGAACCGCCCGTGAGCGTCCGTGCGACCGACTCGGTAGTCGCGTTCTAGCGGCTCCTTACTCATTCCGGCGGCACTCATCGCTTCCGGCTCTCTTCGAGCTTCGCGAGGAGGGCGCGGGCCGCCGGGATCCCGCTCGCCGACATGGACGCCTCCAGGAACCCAGTGTCGTCGATCGACTTGAGGAGGCTCTCGTGGGCGTCGCAGACCTTTCGGAGCGCCATCTCCAGTCGCGGGCTCGCGTCGATCTGAGCCATGATTTCCGACGAGACCCCGGGGAGGCGAACGGCCAGCGCTACGTCGACCAGCACCTCGTAACGATTCTCGACGTGCTCGCTCATTCGGGCCCCGAAGCACGACATCGCGAGAGGAGTTGGTGGATGGTGGGAAACTGCCGCGCCGCGGTCCGCGCAGGCCTCGGAGCACCAGCAGATGCCGTGCCGAACCTTGCACTGCTCGCTGTTCCGGCAGGCCATCTCTTTCCCGCACCAGAACTCGCAGGCCAAGGGCTGAGATGAGAACTGGTTTCCTGGACATCCTGCGGTCCTGCAGGACACCGCGACTGGAATACCGACTGGATCACCCGGCTTTGTCTCCGCGGCGTAGTAGAGACGGCCCCCGCATCCGCACATGGGTCTCATGCCTCAAGTATTAGGCGCCGCGCGCGCCAAGTTGACCAGGAACGGCTACCCGTGGACCTTAGGACGCCCCACGATGTTCGTCTTGGCCGGGACCGCGCGCGCCTCGGCCATCTCGGCCTCGATCTCAACCGCGCGCTCTGCTGCTTTGACGGCGTCCTTCCAGGCGCCGCGGGCGGTGGCCAGCTTGAGCCGCGCCTCGGCCGCCACGAGCTCGACGCCGAGGGCCTTGAGGTACTCACTCATTTTGGGCTTTCCCTTCGAGCTGCCAAACGTAGGGTTTGTAGACGAGGTCGAGGTAGGCCTGGGGCACGCAATACTCGGGGTGGACGAGATGGGTGACCTTCCCGCCCTCGAAGCGCAGCCCGCTGAAGTGATAGGTCACCAACGGCCAGTCGTCACCGACGTAGAGCGAGCCGCCTTTGACGTAGATCCGGTGCCGGTTCGCGTTCCAGGGGGCGACGTTGACGCCCGGATGCTGGATGACGTGCGCGCCCTCGCGCACCGCGACCTGCTCAAGCCAGCCCTGGTCTCCGAAATAGTAGACGCCCGGGGGGTGCTCGATCGTGCCGGAATAGCTCCAGCGATAGACCGACCTGGCCATTTCTTCCGCGATCGCGACGTCGGCAACGTATGAAAATCCTGAATTGAACAAAGCGTATTTCCGATGGGTCTCGAGCACGACGCCCGGCAGTCCCATCGCGCGCGGAGGGATCCGATGCGGCGAGACCGCCAGTCGCGCGCCGCCGATCTCCTCGAACAGCGGCTCCGGGCTCGAGAAGAACCACTGATCCCCGTCGATGTAGGTGACCGGCCCGAGGTCCGCGTCGAGCAAATCCGCCATCACGCGCCAGCGGGCGGTATCGATGAGGTTGATCGTGAGGCGCGGTGGCCCGGGGATGTTCTCGTACTCGGGGTGCGCGCGGTAGAACGCGGCGCGGGTCATCACCGAGACGTCCGCCTCGGGCTTCGGCTCCCAGTCCCAGGCGAGCACGGCGAGGTGGAACGGCTGGCAGTAGCGGCGCATCGAGCGCAGCAGGACCGGTAGCTGCCACGATCTGCACGCTGTCAAGTACGTCATCATCGCGCGCCTCGCAGTCGGGAGACTTCATCCCGCAGGATCCGCGTCTCCCGCGCCGCCGGCGTCAGGAGCGCGTTCTCCGCCCAGTCGATGACGCTGTTGTCCTTCACGCTCGTGATCCAGGCATGCTCAGCCCCGAGCGGCGACAGCTGGTCGTCAGTCCACTTCTTCGAGTGGTGGATGTTCATGATCAGCTTAGTCCGCCGCGCCGCCCGCAGGTAGGTCCGGCGGTGGAAGATGTCGAATCCCTGGTCAGGCGGCGTGACGTGGACGCTCGGGTGGTCGATCCACCAGGGCACCTCCAGGACCATCGTGCCGTTGATGTGCGGGAACACCGCCATGTAGGGCCCCGTCACGGAGAGCCCGTCCTCGAGCGTCCGCTCGTGCTCGTCGAGGAGGACATCGAGCCAGTCGCGGCGCAGCGGGCACCCGTCCGACTCGGCGAGAAAGACGGCGGAGCGGAGGAGGTCGCCCGCGCGCCACAGCGCCGCGAGGTGGTCCATCGTCCCGCCCATGAGAGCGTTGCAGCCGGCCGGGTGACCGACCCCTTCCCGCTTACTCCTGGCGAGCATGACGGGGAACTTCTTCGAGACGTGCTGCGCGGTCCTGCGGGCTTCGTCGGAGAGCGGGACGTCGGCGCGGCGTACCAGCAGGACAGTTGCGTCGTCGCGCGGACGGGGCTCGATGTCGGCCAGCAGGCGCGCGAGGCGGAGCGCCTGGAGCTCGTCGCCTCCGTAATATTGGACGGCGATGATGAGTCCGCTTGGCCCGCCCGGGACCTCTCGGCTGGCTTGGTCATCCATCGCGTAGAGGATTAGGCGCCTGGCGGTCCGATCAGACGTGCGGGCGCACTTCGATGACCAGCGCGAGGTTCGGCGGCTGCCTCCCGATGGGCCAGGTCATCGTGGCGTCGTCCTTCGTCGCCGTGAACTCGGCGTCGTAGAGCGCGGGGACGTCCGTGTTTCCGGCGGCCCAGTCGTAGGTCATCAGGGCGTGGACCCCGGAGACCGTATCGGTGACGGTCACGTCCCCCGTGATCGGCGGGTTGACGCGCCCCTGGTCCTGCATCGAGAAGGTGACCGCCCAGTCAGTGAGGTCGACTTCGTTCCCGTCTTCGTCGGTCCAGGTCTTGACGAAGGAAGGGGCGGTGTCGCCCGCGGCGACGCTGAAGTCGGGTAGGCTCATGGCTGGAGAATACCAGGATCCTTATTGGCCGTTCGGCTGGATCGTGGCCTTCTTCCAGCCCATCTTCTTTGCGTTGACGTTGTAGTTGGCTGCGAACTCTTCGGCCTTTGTACGGGTGGGGAATTCGTAGGTGTCTCCATCCGCCCGCACGACCGTAGCGCGGCGATCATCGGCCGCCTGCTGCTGGCTCCTTCGGAAGCGCTCATGGCGCGCGGGCGCGGCGGCTCTCCACCCATCCTGTAGAGCCTGGGCCTCGTCGGGGCCTAGCTGGCGCCCCAGGCGGTCCTCCAGGTCTAGCGTGATCGTGCGGGCGTCGATGCCGCGCTCGGCGAGCTTCTGGACTTTGGCGGTGATTTCGGCGGTGGTCATGAACGGACGATAGCTACTTCCGCTATCTTTCGCAAGACCTGAGATCAGGCCTCGGCGAAGCTCTCGTCAGGGTCCGCTACCTCGACCGTTCCGCAGGCCTTCGTGGCCGCCGCGGGGTCTCCCTTGACGAACACCAACACCTGCTGGTGAGTCTTCCCGAGCTTGCGACCGGCAGCGAACTGGCGCCCCGCGCGGATGGACAGTGAGCCGACGGCGGTCACCAGGATCGCCTCGTTGTAAAGCCGCGCCCCAGCGTCCTGCATCGCCGAGATCGTGTCACTGACGAAGTTCCGATAGAAGCCCTTCTTGTCGCGGAAGTCCCCCACCACCACGCATGCGAAGCGATCCGGCTTGAGCAGCGCGACAGAGGCCGCCAGGATCTCCCTCAGCGAGGCGATGAAGGCCGGGTAGTCCATCGTCGAGATGTCGGCCGGATCGTCGCTGTAGCGCTCCAGGTCGCCGTAGGGCGGGCACGTGAACACGAAGTCGTAGGCTCCCGGCGCGATAGTCGGGGCGTCCTTGCCGTCGCCCTTAACCCACTCGGGCTTGACCTTCGGCTTGATGGTCTTGAGCTGCGCCACGTTCGCGGCGACCTGCTCGGGGCGAAGCTCGATCCCGGTATACTTGCGGCCGAGGAACCCAGCGACGATCCCGCGCACCGAGCCGCCCGCGAACGGGTCCAACACCGTTCCCTTCTTGGGTGAAAACCAGAGATAGGCGAGTTCGCAGAGGACGGGGTCGAAGATGCTCGTCCCCGATGACGGCTGCGCCTCCAAGATCTTGCGCGAGGTCTCGTCCAGGTCTTCAACGGGTCGATCACCGCCGACCCAAGTCAGACGTCGGTCGGCGGTGATCGACCCGTTGCGTTTACTCATGGCGCCTTTCGGTCGGTCGGTCGGTCGGTCGGTGCACGGCTCGTGCCTAAGACGTGTTCACCACGCATCAGGTCTTGCCCGAACGTTCTCCCGGGAGATTTCAAAGCGCGTGCCCGGCCCCGTCGCCGCGCACGGTCTTACCGTCCCTCAGCTTCATCGCTGGCCTCGGGCTGCCGCCGGGACTTGCCCCCCCCCGACGACGGCTTGCATAGTCTCCGGTTCGCTTGAGCATCGCGATCTCGCGCTTCGACGTCTGCTGGAAGGCTGCGCCCCCCCCGTTTTGGGTACTCGATCCAACGGCATCGGCCCCCCCCCCTATCGGGGCGACGCGGCCAAGCTCGGACTTGATGCCCAGCGCCAGCCACGCCCGCTTGCGGTCCTGCCAGTAGCCTTGTCGCGCGTCAAGCACGCTGAAGGGCGGGACCAGGAACTTCTCCGCCAGCGCCCCGGCGCCGCTCCCCGCACCCGCGCCGTCCATCGCCATGAACGTCGCGAAGTCGTCCGCCCCGAAGCCAGTCCCGACGAGGTCATCCTTCCCGATGCTGGTCAGCGCGGCGGCCAGGAGCGCGTTGTCCCAGCCTCCCAGCTCGACACCGCGGTTGGAGGCGAGGACGTGCTTCCCCGGCTTGGGGAACCGCATCCCCCGGATGACGGGCACGAACCATTTTCCCTTTCGGACCTGGACGCGCTCGGGGGGCGGCTCGCCGGCGGCGCGCATCGCCACCAGCTTCTCGACCCTGCCGTGCCCGGCGACCATCTTGCCCGTCCCCTCGTCTACGATCGGCAGTTCCGCGAAGCCGTTCTCGGCGAAGAACTCCGCCAGCGCTCCGAGGTCGTGCTTCTTGCTGTTCTTGGGCCAGGGC